GGAATACTTTGAAGCTAAGCCAGAGCGGCTTGTTGATATTGAAGAGTTTGAGGGAGCTATCGTTCCGGAAGGTACGTCAGACGATATTATTCAGGCATTGAAAGACTCGGGCATAAAAATAGAAACGTATGCTGATGATGCGCAGCGACTTAATGCTCGAAAAAAGTTTGGAGGCACAGCGTTTTCCGTTGCTGGCGGTATTACACTGGTTGGCTTGGTGCCCCCGGAAGAAAGTTATGCTGCGGGGCCAAGCAGCTTCATTAAAATGAACAAGTTGGTTAAAGACCAAAGGATTAAACAAGCCAAAGACGCTGGTTTCGACACTGATACGGTGTATTACCATGGCTCTGACTCGGATATTGAAGAATTTCGTATGCCGAGTCGCGACACTGGCCAGACCAAAACGGTTGGCACTGGCGTATTTATGTCCTCGTCTCCTGACGTAGCGAGTTCTTATGCAAAGTCTATAGATGGCGCGGCGGTGTACCCTGTTTACATAAACAAGAAAGATTTTTTAAAAATTCGTCCTGAGCTGGAAGGAAATTCTTGGGCTAGTATTTCCACGGACGGCCTCGTTGTTGAGTTCCCAGACGGCTCCACAAAGCCTGCCACTGAGGTTTTTGATCTGGATTCTGCGTCTACAGATACCGACGAGCTTTCTAGGCTTGCAAGGTCTCAAGGTCATAAAGGATTAATCATCGAAGGCATAGTAGACACAGGATATGGCGGTGCGGGTGAATATCGGTATGCCACAAAATACCTTCAAGAAAAGGGCTATGACGTTTCTTTGCCAATAGGATCAACAAAAGAGGCTTACGACAAAATAAGCGCAGTGCCGTCCGAAGTTATGAATGCTGCGCGGTTATATGCGCAAGAAAAGCTTCTTAATCCAGCAGATGTGGTTGTTTCTTTCGAACCCAAAAACATCCGCTCGATCAACGCCGATTTCGATCCAGAAAAGAAAGACTCACCCCAGATATTAGCGAGCGCTCCTTTTGCCGCTGGCGCTGCTGGCTTAGGAGCCACAGCCATGCTCAGCCCAGAGCAGGCGCAGGCTCAGACTTTAAACGCCTCTAGCTTTAACCTACAGAACCCTGTTAAGCCCAAGAAAAAATCCCCCGGCGTAGCATCCCTAGCAGGCCAACTAGGTTTAGGGGCTATGAGCGAAATTGGCGGTGCAATCCTCGGCGGGGCAGCGGGAGTTGGCGAGTACCTGCGAGGTTCTCGGTCTCCTATCCCGGCAACTGCTCAAAGCATTCGGGATGCTAACGAGGGTGTTTCTGATTTTGTCGGTGGCTTGTACGATGCTGGCCCAGAGGCCCAAGTGGTTGGTCAGGAGATCATGCAGGGTATTGGCGAGACGATTGCTCCGATTGCAGAATATGCGATGGAAGGCCCGATTATGGACGAGCGCGGTTTAAATATGTTGCCGCTCATTGCTCAGAAGCTTGGCATTCCTGCTTATCAACTTGCAGAAATGTTGTTTAATAAACTGCCGGAGCGAGAGCAAGAAGCGGCGATTAGTGCTTCTGACGTTTTTCTTTAGAGAATAACCTCCCTCAGATCCCCGCACTTGCGGTATAGGTGGAAGTAAGCGCCGTTGTCTTCTAGTTTCTTGATCCGTGGTTCAATAACCTCGTCAAAGAATTCTTCTGCGCACTGCCGGGTTTTGATGAAAGCGCCGATCCTGCCATCGTGGTGGTACTCTTCTAGCTCATAAACGTCTTGCATGGTGTTCTCTCCATAGGTTGAGTAAGTATTTTGCCTCTGGCCCTGCGTCATGCTCACGCTGCAGCGCCTTTCTGACGGCTTTTCTCTTTTCGTTCAAAGACTTATGTTTCATGTGAAACATTGTTCGGCTTATTGTCTCGAAGTATTTTTCCATTTCTTTTGGTCTCCGCTAGAATCTTTTCGAGCAGATCAACGATCTGTCCGTGGTTTTCTAAAACAACTTCAGCTTCTTCTTTGTCAAGCTCAATAATGATCTTGCTCATGGAGTATCTCCTATTCCGTGTTTATATGCAACAAATTATAATGTATTGCACAACGACTTACGGTGTGCTTTAATTCAGTTTCAATTACGAGGAGAGATTATGACCGCCCAAGAGAAGAAAGTGTATTACAACCGAGTCCGCCGCACCTGTAAGCTGCACGAGATTGAGATTGTTTATGATGGTGTGCCGAAGATGTACTGCGCCGTTGAGCTGGTTAAGGATGGCAACGTGATGTTTGCTGACCGCGCCCTTGGCCGCAAGCCCCTCGACATTGATTGGAAGCGGCTGCACGAAGAGATGACCGATTATGGTTACAAGGGAGGAATAAAATGATCAGGCCTTATACCCAGATTAATGTAATCTATGGTTACTGCCGCGTATCCACGAAGGAGCAGTCCAAGTCCGGCGTCTCAGTTGAGACCCAGCAGTCTTTGATCAGCGAGTTTGTTCAGAATAAGTACAACCGCCCGGTCGATGAGTGGTTTATTGATGACGGCGTGAGCGGCACGATGGACATTCTTGAGCGTCCTGCCTCCCGAGCCATGACTGACGTGATGGATGAGTCCGACGTTATTGTCTGCACCCGCCTTGATCGACTGTCTCGATCAACTTCCGATTTACTATCGATGATTCCGGTTCTTCAGGAGACGAATATCACCCTGTTTTTCTGTGAGCAGTTTGGTGATATGCCCATCGTTTACCCCAAGTTTGAGGGTGAAAAGGGGCTTAAATCGCGGTTTGATATGTCAGACATGGCCAACAAGATCATGCTGATGGTATTATCGGCTGTGGCTGAGATTGAGCACGCCAACATCAAGGACCGCTTCGGCGAGGGCAAGGTTGACTGGGCTTCTCGCGGATTTTCTATCGGTGGGTCCGCGCCGTTTGGTTATACCTTCGAACCTGTGAAGATTGGTAACAAAACTCGCAAACGGCTTATTGAGCACCCTGAAGAGCAGCGCGTGTTGAAGTCGATCTACCGGCTGCAGTCTCGCGGACTGGGTAACCATCAGATCGCCAAGCAGATTAACAGCCTGTATCGGGATCAAAATATGTACGCTGCCAAGATAAAGCGTATCCTAAACCGTAAATATCAGGGCTTATCAAGCGCCGCATAAGGGTTTAATATGGGCATTCACATAGGAGTAGTTATGACTGCTTTAGAAGATATTCAACTAGCCATCACTAAGCTCGAAGCCTCTCTTGAGCAGGACTTCATGACGGACGCTGTACGCGACATCATGACGACTGCGGTTGCTCATTTGCGAGATGCTGAGAGTCAACTGGTAGGCGGCTGATATGCAGGAAGGCTGGGGTCGCGGCACTTGGGGTTTAGGTGCGTGGGGGACTCCCCTTTATATTGATGTTCCGGTAACGGGGCAGCAGACTACTTCGGCGGTTGGCTCTATGACCGTTGTTGCTGGGGCGGTGGTTCAGCTCACCGGCCTGCAAATTAATTCAGGCCTTGGTGCCCCGACCGTTGACGCCGAAGCGAATGTCTACCCTGCGGGGAGGCAGATCAATTCTGCAGTCGGATCGCCAACGGTCAGGGCGGAATCCAATGTAACACTAACCGGCCAGTCGATCACATCTGGCGTCGGTTCGATTTCTGTGGTAGCTGCATCGATTGTTCAGCTTACCGGCGTTCAAACCACATCTGCTGTTGGTTCTCTAACGGTAGATGCTGAGGCGAATATCACGCTTACCGGCCAGCAGATCACTTCCGCCCTCGGAACTGCTACCGTCAGAACGGTTAACAACGTATTCCTGACTGGCCAGCAAATAAATTCAGCACTTGGCGATGTTACAACAGTTGCCGGTTCGGTAGTTTCTTTAACTGGACAATCGGTTACAATTGGGCTAGGTACGCCTCTAGTCTGGGGTGAGATAGTACCGGGGCAAGACCCGAATTATAATGTTATTGATACAAGTCAATCCGCAGGATACGCTGCGATTGATACGGCTCAGACCTCTGGATATTCAAATATAGACACATCGCAGAGTCCGAATTACAGCCCAATCGATACCAGCCAAGACGCTGGTTATGATCAAATTGAAGCAGGGCGGGATGCTGCCTGAAGAAGAGGATAGAACATGGC